GTATTTCTGTGTCTGCAATTAAATCTAATTGACCATCGGTACTTGAATGAATTGATAAAGCTGTATCATAAAAACATAATTTGTTTGTACCATTTAAAGTTAATCCTGTTCCATCTGTATGTGTTAAAGTTGTATCTTGGTCATCACCAAATTTTAATACTGTTGAATCTGAATCTAAAACTAAATCGTCTCCAATCCATACATCCTTAGCAACTCCTAAACCACCAGCTAGTGTTAAAGCAGCTGTCCCCGTTGCACTTGCTTCTGTTGTCGCTGAAAGAGCTACAACACCTGCTGAACTAATGGCAACCGCATCTGTATCAGAAGCAGATCCAATATTTCCTGCATCAGGAATAACGAGTCCAGCCCCACCTGCTAAAATTAAATCATCTGCCGAAGTGTCCCACAGCATGTAAGCACTTGCTGTGTCTCCGAAGAATTTTATATCGTATCCTTGATCGTTTGCTCCAACTGTAAGTGTTGAATCTAATTGTACAGCGCCATCAATATCAACAGCGTCTAAATTGGCTGTTCCATCTACATCAATATCTCCTGCAAGATCTATTCCTGCAGCACCTGCTAATACAAGATCATCTGCTGATTCATCCCAAAGCATGTAGGCACTTGCTGTTGCACCAAAGAATTTTACATCATAGCCAGTATCGTTTTCACCCACTGTAATAGTAGAACTAAATTGAGAAGCTCCACTTACGTCAAGGGCACCGTTAAGATCAAGAGTTGTTGTAGCAATTTCTACTTCTGTATCAGCGTCAATATCGAGTTGCCCATCTGTACTTGAACTAATAGATAAAGCTGAATCTCTAAAAAGAAGTTTATTTGCTGAGTTTAAAGTTAAACCTGTACCGTCTGTGTGAGTTAAAGTTGTATCTGAATCTGCACCAAAACTTAATACAGCAGAATCACTTAATAATTTAAGGTCATCACCAAGTACCACATCTTTTGCTACAGATAATCCACCATCAGTTTGTAATGAACCATCAGTTGTAGAAGTTGCTTCAGTCGTGTCATCTGTTTTTACAATTCCACTAGCTGTAACTGTTGTAGCCGTTAAGGCTTGTGCAGCAATCGTGCTACCGGATTGTGCCGTAAAAGTATTTGCTGTAAATTGAAAATCATCAGCTCCTGCAATTTTAATATCTATTTGGTCATCGGTATCTGCTGTAATGCTGGTATCGGCATCAGCATCAAGAATAAATTCATTACCATCTAAGTCGTGTGCTCCCGTAGAGGAAATGCCTGTATCGACCAGATTTGGATCAGTACCATCATCGGCAGTCGCATAAACAAATTTAGTTCCTTTATCGGTTGCCGCAAAAGTAACACTAGATCCTGATCCAGTCGCATATTTAAATTGAACGGTATAAGCGCCTGACGTACCATTGACTAGAATATATAATTGTTGAACATCGAGAGGAATAGTTACAACTTGGTTTCCAGTGATGGTTCCAGTAAATTTTATAACTCTATGAGCAAGTTCTGCCCCTGCTGATCCATCGGAAACAGCTAGAGTTGTTGTATCAGCCGAACCCGCTATGGATTTTTCAACATAGCCACCGACCATTTGTTCGATGATTTGTAAATTGGTATTGGTAGTTGATCCCCATGTTCCGGCATTTTCGCCGGTTGTCATTAACTCAGTACCTAGTCCTGTATATGTTGATGCCATTAAGCGCTCCCTACAAAAATTTCTACATCACACGCTGCAGTATCTGCATCCACGGTAATGTCTACTAAATCTGAAAGGCCTGAAGCTAAAGCTGATCCTGATGCTTTCATAGTATCAACCACGCCACCGCTATTATCACCTGGATAAATAAACGAGTGACCCGCATCAACTTTCATTCGATATTCTGTGTTGTCTTCGTCTCTAAAAGTTAACATAATATGATTTGAGTCGTCTAAATTTGTAATTCTAATATATCGTACATCGCCGTCATCAAACATTCCTGCAACATAACCCACCTTGTTAGCGGTTACACCCACGTTACTAAGCGCTGATAAAAATCCTATTAACCCACATTCGGTTGTTGAAGCTGTTACGACTCTTTTTACAACTTCATTAACACTGGAAATTTCTAATGATCTTTCCGATCCATAGTCTATATTGTTGAGTGTGATTTCTTCTATTACTTTACAAGTTAGTGTTGCCATATTTTATCCTTACGGTGTCTGAACCGGAACGGGTATACGAGGTTCTCCATCCGTATAATCGTCTCGTCTTCTTCGACCTAATTGTTCTGCACCAAACTTTTGAATTTCTGTTTGATACTTTTGTTCATATAATTGTAACATATCTTGAGGACCTTTTAAATACCCATATGCTTCTACCAGACAAGCATATAAAAGTCCATTTCCAAAATTTATACTAAGATAGGTTGTCGTATTCGCTGAACTTAGTCCCTCAGGTTTTCCTGAATAATGAATTTTGTATGTATAAGCTGAATCAGGTGTCGGTACGACGGTAATTTTTCCTGAAGTCGTTGCTCCTTTTCCTGTCGCTCCGCCCGACATTGCATAGTATTTTGGTGTGCCGGTCGTTGTTTCAGCTGCATCGTATTCTCTTAAATAGCTAATATCTTTCTTAATCAACCAGCTATTAGTACCTGTTGCTGCTGACGTTGATGTATAAACTTGAACACCCCTAACATATAAAGTCCCTGCCGGTGTATAAACATTGTCGGTTGAAGCTGTTAAATTACCAATCATTTCTTTTCGATTGGCATCAATGGGTATGTCCCTAAAAATTCGAGTTTCGGCATTATCAATAAATTGATCTGTGATCGTACTTGATAGGACAGAAGTTCCTACTTCAGTATAGTTCTGAATGGCTGTGGTTAATGTTGAATAAGTAAATCCGTGACTCATATTATGCTGTCAATGTTGCCGGGCCTGCCGAACAATTGTTGCCTCCTCCTGATATTCCTCCAGCTGTAGCAGTATTTGTATCTACAGTAAAGTGATAGTAGTCATTCGTGTTTGTAATGTCGCCGCTTGAATCTCGTGTCCCAACGGTAATCGAGTAGCCAGCAGCTTTTGCAATATTAGAACCACTGATACCATCAAAATCAACAGGGTCCTGATAAGCGTCTGCATCAGAGCTTGTCCAAATAGGACCTCTAAATCTAACCGTATCATCAGTAGATCTTCCATGGCTTTTTTCATAAACATTTATAATACCTGATCCTGCTGCAATTGTTTCAAAAGAATTCGGTTCTAACGGTGTTGCAACTGTATTTTCAGTTCTTGCTGGTCTTGCATATCTTAAGCCATGTCCTTCAGCACCATGTGATAGTGGTCCTAACTGAGGATGTTTAGCTTCATATTCAGATTGATGAACGAGCATACCATTCCATTCTTGAATCATTTCACTATATGGAAATTCCATACCAGATCGGTCTGAGATTGCTTTAGCGTATTTTCCTTTTGCAAATGCCATAATTATCCACTCGGGTAATAAGACTCCGGAGTTATATAAGTGCTTGTAGAAGATCCATCTTCTGCCAAAGCTCTTTTTAATTCATCTTCGTATAATAATTTTAATTCTTGTACTCTTTGAGGTGCGTATTTTTGTGCTAAATAAAAAGATAATCCAGAACACATAGACGGCACAAAACGATAAGGTGTATCGGTTGCATCGGTATAAGTTGCATCCGCATCTTGAATTCTTTTTACAAAATAGATGTGAACTTCTTTAGATGCATTTGTTGAATCTGGTGTTGGATAAACAGTGACTGTTGTTTTATCAACAAGTCTTTGAACAAAATATCTCGCAGGAGTTCCTTTAGATAATTTATTAGCTAGTCCGGAATAAGTTGATCGATCGGTTTTTGTTAAAGAAGAATCGGCTTCAGAAGTTGATCCTCTGTCAGATCTTAGAGTTGCTTCAAGAACATCCGCCACTCCATAAGTAGACGTTCCACTTGTTCCACCTGCAGTAGTTGCAGACGTTCCGTCTCCTGTTGCTCTATAAAGAATATATTCAGCTTGACCTTCGACTAAATCAATATTGGTATCGCCTACTTCCCAGTAGTGCAAACCTCTATTGCCCCATTCTTGAAAAAGAATGTTCAAGGATCTTCGTGCTGTTTTTAACTGATATCCTGAAACAGACTGTAAGCCAATTCGCTCGTAAGCTTCTTCAATGATCTCGTCTACAGCAAATGTCTTGTCAAAAGTGACTGTTCCAGAAGTAGTATTAGCCATTCGCTACCCCCTAACTATAAACTTTAATCCACTCGCAATGTACACTGGCTGTGTCTCCAGAAGTAACTGCGGGAAGCGTTAATTTAACATCTCCCGTCACTCCAGAAGCTTCAGTATTTTTTACTCCACCGATAGAACTAAAGTCTAAAGACCCTTGTCCCTCTAATGTTAAAAATGCAACATCACTAGTGGCATCCCAGTATAGTCTTACAGCATCTACTTTTGCTGTTACTGAAACATTATACCAAATTTTATTCAATCGAACTCTAGAACACGCAGTACCTGTATTACCTCGTGATTTATTAAGACCAGAAACATCAACAATCGTTCTTGTTTCTCCTGTACTGTCCGAAATATTCGTATAAGTCGTTATTAGTTTTTTGTCGCCATCAAATTGTGTGACAGCTGAAACTGCATCCGCCATATTTTTTTCTCCTCCTTTTCAAGGGTGGGGTCATTACACCCCACTCCCGAGTTTATTATTTATTAGCCGTTATTGTAATCAAAAGCTGCGCCAGTGATCTTAATAACAAGTTTACCTGCAGTGTAAGCTGCTTCAGTAGTATCTCCACAAGTTAAGTAAAGATATTTCTTAGATAGTGCTGCAAGTGTTGCTCCACCATCAGCAGAAGCATAGAAACCTAAAGTTAGGTCACCATTATTAAATAAGTTTGTTCCACTAGTAACTGCTGCATTTTCTGCATCAGTTGCTGTAGCTGAACAATCTAGATTAATATCTGGATCTCCACCTGTAGGTACTTCTAAGCATGCAAACTCTATTTCAAATGGAATACCATTTACACCAGTTGTTAGTTCTGCGATGTAAGCGTTAGCTGTTCCACCATCAGTACCAATAATATCATCAGCTGTTCCACCACAAGCTAATCCACCATGTAGATCGATTAGAATAGTAGTGTATATCAGACCACCGATTTTATTAACAAAGGTGCTAATTGAATCATCATGAATACCTGATCCATGCGCATTAGGTGTAACTTTAAAAATAGTTGCTGCTGTACCTAAACTTCCATTGTTAGTACCTGTTGAAGTACCTGCTGCTACAATGTTGTTTCCAGTGCTTGCAACTTTTTCTATTTCCATACCGCCAGCGGCTTTCATAGTCGCA